CGTGCCCACGTCGCCCACGTCGGCATCGGGCACGCTGACGTTCAACCAAGGCACCACGGCACTCGCCGTCTCCTCGATCGTCAGCAAACCGTCGTTCCCGTTGCTGGGCAACATGTTCAACGTCGCGCTCGGCCTGATGAAAACCGACCCGACGGTCAAGACCGGTGCCTACCGGTTCGTCGGACTGGGCAACGCGGCCGGCTCACCCACCGTCGCCGCACCCATCGTCGACGGTGTCGGATTCGAGTGGAGCGACGTCGACGGGCTACTGCGCGGTGTGGTGTGGTCGGGCAGCGTCAAAACCCAGACCCTGACACTGACCAGCGTCCAGCCACTGGACGCGAATTTTCACCGGTACGAGATCTACTACAAGACGTCCCGGGCCTATTTCGAGATCGACAACGTGGCCGTGGGATCGATCGCCTACCCGAACCCGAACACGTCAATCCTTCCGTTGTTGGGACTGGTCGTCAACGGCGCGTCGACCGTCTCACCGGCCGCGGCGTTCACGGCCACGTTCATGGGTGTCGGCGACTCAAGCCAGAACAACGCGTTCCTGAGCGACGCGTCGTTCCCGTGGCAGAAAGCCAACGTCACGGCCAAGGGCAGCCAGGGCACCAACGCGCTGGCCACCCAGGACCTTAAGGACGCCGGTCGGGTCGCCGTGTGCATGTCCGGCACCAACCTGGCCGTGGGCGCTACCACGGTGGAGGCCGCGCTGACCCTCACCAAGTCCGCCGGCACCGCGGCCAACACGAGCGCGGTGTCGTTCGTGGTCACCTCGGGCAAGCGATACCGGATCACGTCTATCGTGGCCGCCGTGGTCGGCAACGCCGTCGCCACCTCGGACACGGTGGTGTTCTCGCTGCGCCTCAACACCGCGGGCGCGGTCACCACGTCCAGCACACCGATCGTGCTCGCCTTCCGCGCGGCCACCCCGGCGACAGCCGGCGCTCAGCAAGCCGTGGCCATCGAGATTCCCGAGGGTCTGGAAATCCTCGGAGACGGCACCCTCCAGATCGGCGCCACCGTCAACGCGGTGTACACCGCCAACGCGCCCACCGTGGATCTGGCCATCATCGGGTACGAGTACTGAGACAAGGTGGGTCGATCACGATGGTTGTGGTAGCCGTGCTCTACCTGGTGGCCGTGGTACTGCTGGTGGTAGCCGCGATCCTCGACCGATCGGTCGTGCTCACTGCTCTGGCATGCGCGTTGCTCGCCTACGCGTGGCCGACACTGGCCGCGTTCGTCAATCGCTAACCGTCGCGTGCTTGCGCAGCGTGATCAGAGCGAAGTCACCGACAGTGACACCCCCCGGGGAGTAATACCCATCGATGGGTATCGCAGTACCGCCGGGGAGATGGCTCCGGTCGGGCACGGGTTGAGAAAAAGACGATCTTGACAGAGAGTGACGTGCACAAATCCCCGTCACCGGGAGTGACGGCCAAAACCAGCCAGCCGCCGGGCGCGGCCGAAAGGTAGGGATCGATGCCAGCCGTTGGACCGGCCCCCTCCGAGAAGCGTCGCCGCAACAACAAGGACACCTACGCCGACGTGCAAGCCACCGTCACCGACGACGGCGAGGTGCGTGGCCCCGAACTGCGCGGTACCTGGTCGGCCGAGGTCAAGGCTTGGTACGAGACGTGGCGACGCTGCCCGCAAGCGGCCACGTTCATCTCTACCGACTGGCAACGCCTCTCCCTGGTGGCCCTGCTCGTGGAGGAGTATTTCAGCCGGCCGTCGCACTACAAGCTGGCCGAGATCCGCCAGAATGAGACGCTGCTCGGCGCCACCCACGTGGACCGGCTACGCGCCCGGATCAAGGTCGAGCGGGAACCGGAAGCGATACCACCGGGCGTCGCGGCCATCGATGAGTACCGCCAGCGCCTCTCTGGCTGAGCCGGTACGCATCGGGCCGTCCGGCCTGCCGGACCGCACCCTGGGTTGGACGGCGTTGGAGTGGACGGCGCGGTACCTGCGCCAACCGGACGGGCCGGACGCCGGCACCTCGTGGCGTTACACCGATGAGCAGGCACGCTTTGTGCTCTGGTGGTACGCCATCGACGACACCGGACGATTCGTCTACCGCCGAGGGATGCTGCGCCGGCTCAAAGGTTGGGGGAAAGACCCACTCGGCGCGACGCTGTGCGCGCTGGAACTGTGCGGTCCGTGCCGGTTCGGTGGTTGGGACGCGGACGGCCAACCGGTCGCGGTGCCGCACACCTCGCCGTGGGTGATCACCGCGGCGGTCTCGCTGGACCAGACCAAGAACACGATGCGGCTCTTTCCCTCGATGCTCTCCGATGACGCGGTCGCCGACTACGGGATCGACCTCGGCAAGGAGATCATCTATACCCGCCGGGGACTGTTGGAAGCGGTGACGTCCTCACCCCGGGCGATGGAAGGCAAGCGCACGACTTTCTCGCTGAAAAACGAGACACATCACTGGCTGGCCAGTAACGACGGTCTGGCGATGGCCGACGTGATCGCGCGGAACCTGACCAAGGCCAGAGCCGGTGACGCCCGGTCGCTGGCGATCTCCAACGCCCACAACCCGGGTGAGGGGTCAGACGCCGAACTGGACTATGACGCGCACCTGGCGTCGATGACGGGCCGGGCCGGTGGGGATTTCCTGTACGACTCGACCGAGGCGCCAGACGGCCTGGACCTGACCGATCCGGCGCAGGTGCGGGCGGGACTGATCGCGGCGCGCGGCAATTCGACGTGGCTGGACCTTGACAGGCATGTCGCCGAGATTCTGGATCCCCGCACCGGGGAGGGCATGGCCCGGCGCTACTACCTCAACCAGATCATTGCCGGCGACGACGTGTGGCTACGGCGCGACGTGTGGGACGGCTCGGCCACCCCACGCGAGGTGCCCGCCGGTACGGCGATCGCGCTGGGGTTCGACGGCGCGGACTCCGATGACTGGACGGCGATCCGGGCCGAGACGCACGACGGGTACCAGTTCACGCCACGGTTTCCCACCGGCAAGCCGATGGTGTGGGATCCGGCCCAGCACGGCGGGTACGCGCCGCGCCTGGAGGTGCACGCGGCCATGGCCGAACTGTTCGCCCGGTACAAGGTGGTGCGGGCCTACTGTGACCCGCCCTACTGGCAGTCGGAGATCGACGCGTGGGCGTCGCGGCACGGTGACAAGACGGTGATCCGGTGGTCGACCTACCGGACCCGCCAGATGGCCGAGGCGTTGGAACGGTTCCGGACCGACGTGTACGCCGGGAACATCCCGCACGACGGGTGCCCGATCACGTCCCGGCATGTGCAGAACACCCACGCGGACATGCGCCCGCAAGGTGTCCTGATCCGCAAGGACAGACCGATCTCCCGCAACAAGATCGACGCGGTGATGTCGTCGGCGTTGGCGCATGAGGCGGCCTACGACGCGACCGCCGCGGGGCTCTGGCCGAAGGCACGCCGAAAGCTTGTCGTGATGACGTGAGGGGGGTCGCGCGTGGGACTGCCGACCTCTGACCAGGAATGGGTTACCTACCTCGCCCAGTTGCACGACGCCGAGCTACGCACTCTCAAGGCGCTCAACGACGAGTACGAACTGCGCAGTCCGCGGATGTACCTGCACCCGGAGATCTTCCGGGAGATCGGCGACCGGCTCCAACAGGTGGTCATCGCCTGGCCACAGTTGGTCGTCGACTCGCTAGAGGAGCGGTTGGACGTCGAGGGTTTCCGGCTTCCGGACTCCACGGGCGACGACAAGGACCTGTGGCGGGTCTGGCAGGAGAACGACCTCGACGAGGCGTCCCAGCTCGCCCACGTCGACGCGCTGACCATGAAACGCGCCTACCTGGCCGTGGGCACTAACGAGGACGACGCGTCGACACCGCTGGTGACCGCCGAGTCCCCGTTGGAGGTGTACGCCGACATCGACCCGCGGACCCGTCAGGTCCGCGCGGCGCTGCGCCGCTACACCGGGTACCGCAGCACGGTGGTCCGCGAGGATGAGGCGTACGCGACGTTGTACCTTCCCGACGTCACGATCTACTACGAGCGACCCAGCGCCGTGGCGAGCCAGTACATCGAGGTCGACCGGGATGAGCACAACCTCGGTCAGGTGCCGCTCATCCCGCTGGTGAACCGGGCACGGCTGGCGGACTGGTGCGGCCGGTCGGAACTGGCGCCAATCTTGCCGTTGGCGCACGCCGCCAACAAGATAGCCACCGATATGATGGTGGCCGCGGAGTTCGTGGCGTTGCCGTTGCGTGGGCTGTTCGGTGTCTCCCCCGACGACCTACAGGACGTCAATGGCAACAAGCTGACCGCCATGCAAGCGTTGCTGGGCCGGCTTTTCCTGATGCCCAACGACGACGGCACCGCGAAAAACTTTGAATTCACCAGCGCGAATCTCTCCAATTTCCATGAGACGTTGAACCGGTTGGCTGTCCTGGTGGCCAGCCTGGCTGGCCTGCCGCCGCACTATCTGGGCATGACGACGGACAACCCGGCGTCAGCCGACGCGATCCGCTCGGCTGAGATCCGGCTGATCAAACGCGCCGAACGCAAGCAACGCGCGTTCGGTGGGTCCTACGAGCGCACCATGCGGTTGGTGCGCCGGTTCCAGTCCGGCGACTGGGATCCGTCCTTGCGGTTGCTGGAAACGGTGTGGCGCGACCCGAGCACGCCGACCGTGGCGCAGAAAGCCGACGCGGCGGTCAAGCTGTACAACCTTCCCCAACCGATCGTGCCGCTGCGCCAGACCCGCGTGGAACTGGGTTTCACTGACGCCGAGATCAGCAACATGGAAGACGACGACGCCAAGGCCCGGATCCAGGAACTGGCCGACATGAAGGCGTCCACCGCCGTCCAGTCCGCGGGCGCCCCGCCACCCGCGCCGGGCCTCGGGCCACCACTACCGGCCAACCCCAATGACTGACATCCTGAGCCGTCTCGGTGGTGCCTATCTGGCCCGCCTGGGCGCCGCGCACCGGCACCGCCAACAGGTGTTGGCCCTACTGTTGCGGGACCGGCTACGTCGGCTCTGGCGGTTCGTGGACGCCGGTCGGGCGATCGCGTCATGGGCGAGGGTTTCGGCGCTTGCCGTCGCGCTGACCGCGGCCATGCAAGCCGAGGCGGCGCGCGGGGTCGACGAATATGTTGCCGCGGCGCTGACCGCGCAAGGTGTCGTGACCGACCCGGCTGGCGTCGTGGCGCCGGCCGCGCTGTCCGGCTACGCCGCGGACGGCCGCACCCTGGCCGGACTGCTGGGCTACCCGGCGTTTCAGGTCGACGCGCTGGTGGCGCAAGGCATGGACGGCGCGCAAGCGTTGGCCATCGGCCGCCGGCATCTGGACCGGATCGTGATGACCGAGGTCGCCGACACCGCGCGGACCGCTACCGGGCTGGCGATCGTCGCCGACCGGGCGGCTAGCGGCTGGATCCGCATGGTGAACCTGCCGTCATGCTCCCGGTGCGTCATCCTCGCTGGTCTCTGGTATCCCAGCAAGAAAGGCGCCGGTTTCGATCGGCACCCGCAGTGCGACTGCTACGCGGTCCCGGCGGCCGAAGTCGTCGAGCCACCCTCACCGAAGGCGTTGTTCGACGCGATGGACGACGTGGAGCTCCGCGAGGCCGGCTGGTCGGACGCCGACGTCAAAGCCATCCGTGACGGCGCCGACCTGTACCAGGTCACCAACGCCCGCCGGGCGATGTACTCGGTGACGCTGGCCGGTCAGCAACTCAAGGCGACCCGTATCGGTGCCCGGCGACGCGCGTTGCGGCTCACCCCGGACGCCATCTACGCCGAGGCGTCGCGGCTGGACTGGACCCGTGACCAACTCATCGACGTGTTGCGTAAGCACCGGTACATCATCTAAGGATTTCGATGGGCCGCAAAACTCACACGTTCGACAGCAAAGCCCAGTGGCGTTGGGCTTTCGCGACCAAGAAACCGTGGGCACGCCGATGGGCGGAAGCCACCGAGGCGTCAGGCAAAGAGGCCGTGTTACCCAAACGCCGCAAGCCCCCGACGTCGGCGTACCGCACGGCCCGCTCGCTGCTAGGGAGGTAGACCGGTGGGTGCCGTCCATGCCGCATTCGAGGCTGCGAGGCACCCGCGCGGCGGTCATGGCAAGTTCGTGCACGTCAGCGTGACGGCCAACCCGGAGTTACCGCGCCACGAAAAGCCAACGCGCATAGGCAATATGGTCAGGTCGACGGCACCGGAGCGGCGCCGGAAGACGGCCATCCAGCGCGGTACCGAACTGGCGCGCGGTGTACGCCAGCCTCGCGACTTTCGCGAGGCTGATTCACTCAACTTTCAGTCACCCCGGGCGCGTGCGAAGGCGTTCGCGGAGACCGGCAGCTATCAACGGTCGCGTTCCGAGAACATCAGGTCGGCCGCCAACGAAGCAAAGGGTTTCACCAGCAGAAACCGGACTGTCGGCGTGAAGACCACCTTCACAGGTCAGAAGCGGCGGGTTCGCGGTGTGCTACCTGGTTTCGATGTGCGACGGCCTACCTCGATCGGTGCGGCGGGACTCAAGCGTTTCAACGATTTCGGCGATCCGCGCGTGAAGCTTCGGCCTACCGCATTGACCGCATCTGCGGTGCACGGGGAGCTGAAGGCGATCCGAGGTCGCCGAAATCTGGAGCGGTTCGCAAGTGCACATGGCATAGCTCTACCTACTAGCTCAGCCATCCTGACCGATGCCGCAATGCGGCATCGGATTGCCGATGCTCTCGGGAAGAGGTGACCCCACATGGGCTCCGCCAAATTCGACGCCCTGGCCGCGAAAGTCGGCAGTGCCAAGCTGGCCGGCTGGATCACCCAACACAACCCGAAGGTGCGCGCCCGCGCGGACGCCACCATGGCCCGGCACAAGGCGACCAAGGCCGTCAAGGGCGACGGGAAGAAAACCGAACGCAGATAGAGCCCCGGGAGGGCAACCCGAATGCAGCACCGACTACCGACAACGCCGGGCGCGTTGATCGGTTACACCAAGCACGGCAAGCCGATCCACGTCGCCGCTGGTGGCTCCCAACCGGTCGACCCGGTACCACCCACGCCACCGGCACCGGTCGACCCGGTACCGCCCACGGACCCGACACCACCACCGGACCCGGGACCACCGCAGGACGTCGCGTCGTTGCCGGACTGGGCGCAGAAACTCATCCACGACGCCCGGGGCGAGGCGGCCAAACACCGGACCGCCGGGCGGACCGCGGCCGACGACGCCCGCGCCGCGGCGCTCAAGGACGTCGCTAAGGCGCTCGGTCTGGCCGGGGATGACAAGCCGGTCGACCCGGCCGAGCTGACCGCACAGATCCAGGCCGCGCAGTCCGCCCAGTTCACCGCGGCCTGTGAGCTGAACTTGGTACGTGCGGCCGGTTCGCTGGGCCTCAACGTCGACGAGGCCATGGACAGCAACAGATTCATGGACGCGTTCGCCGACGCGTTAGAAGAGTCCGGCGACGTGACCACGTTGAACTCCGGTGAGCTTTCCACCGCGGTACAGGCTGCCGCGGTCAAGGCATTGGAGAAGTACCCGAAGTTCCGGACAGGCGGTCAGGCACCGGCACCGGCATCCACACAGGGCGCGCCCCGACCGGACCCCTCGCAGGGTTCCCGGACCGGCGTTCCCGCCATCCGCCACGCCGACCTTGCCGGCGCCGTGAACGCCTTTTACGGGCAGCAACGGCGCTAGCCGCGAACCTAGGAGCATCCCGTGCCTGTCACTCTCGCTCAGGCAGCAATCAACACGCTGACGGACGTTGATTTCGCCGTCATCGACAACATCCGCCGGTACTCCGTCCTCTGGGACATGCTGACGTTCGATGACTGTGTCACCCCGGGATCCGGTGGCGGCACACTGACCTACGGGTACACCCGTTTGGTCACCGCCGCGCCGGCCGATTTCCGGCTGTTCAACAACGAATACGTTGCCGGGCAAGCGGTCCGGTCACAGTTCACCACCAACCTCAAGCCCCTCGGTGGGGCTTTCACCGTCGACCGCGCGCTTGCCAACCTCGGCCCCGCGGCCACGTCGGAGATCACTTTCCAACTCCAACAGGTCACCACGTCGGCCCGGGTCCGATTCCAGCAGGAACTCGTGTTGGGTGACACGTCGGTCAACGCCGCCGGTTTCGATGGCCTGTCCAAGCAACTGACCGGCACGACGACGGAGAAGACCGCCGGTTACTTCTCCGGTTCGGGCAACTGGAACGCCTCGACGGTCAACACGCAAGCGTTGGCCAACACCCGCCTTGACGAGCTCGACGACTTCCTGTCCGGGATCGTGCCGTCGCACACCGGTTCCGGTGACCAGGGCACGCCCGGTGGTCTGCCACCGGGCCAGAAGGCGATCCTGGGCAACACGCGCCTCATCGCGCGCGTGCGCGCGCTCGCCCGTTGGGCGGCCTCGTACCAGTCGATAAAGGACGACCTCGGTCGTCAGATCGAGATGTACGGCCCGTGGCAACTGATCGACATCGGCGACCGGTTCGACGGGTCGGCGCCGATCGTGCCGATCACCTCCAACGCCACCGACCTGTACGCGGTCTCCTTTGGCTTGGACGCCTTCCACGGCGTGTCGGTGGCCGGTCAGCCGCTGGTGCAGACCTACATGCCCAACTACACGCAGGCCGGCGCGCTCAAGTCCGGTGAGGTGGAGATCGGCCCGGTGTCCTGTGTGCTCAAGAACACGCGGGCGGCCGGTGTTCTGCGCACCATCACCGTCCAGTAAGGACAGTAAGGACAGACGCCCATGACCACACATACCGTGTACGCGCCCGAACCCGAGGCGAAAGGCGAGCTCGGCCGGGTGATGTTCCACAACGGGACCGCGACCATGGATTCCGACCAGCACGCCGCCGAGCTGCGCTACTGCAAGGGCGCCGGCTACACGATCGACCCACCGTGGCCGACCGAGGAGGAGGAGGCCGTCACCCCGGTACCGGAGATTCCCAACCGGTCCGCGTCGGCCGCGGCGTGGCGGGGGTTCGCCGTCAGCCAGGGCGGCATGTCGCGGGAGGACGCCGAAAGCCTGTCGCGCGACGACCTGGCCGCGCACTTCACCGGAGGGACTGAGACCCCGTGACCGCACCACTTGGACTTCTCAGCGCGTCGCCGCGCGACGCGCTGGGTTTCATCAACGCGACGTTGCCGACCTCGAACGCCACGTTCTACCGCGCGAACCTGCCGCGTTGGGGGCACTACGACAGCGCCTCGGACGCCGGTAACGTCGCGCTCACGACACAGGTCATGACGTCGGTGCCGGTCTTCCTGGCGGCCGGTGACGTCATCACCAACATCAGCCTGTTCGTCGGCGCCACCGCGGCGGGCACGCCTACCAACTGGTGGTTCGCGCTGTACTCCAACGCGGCCACGCCCGCCCTGTTGGCCCAGACCGCCGACCAGACGTCGGGCGCGATGGCGGCCAACACCAAGCAGACGGTGGCGCTGGCCACCGCCCAGACCATCAGCAAATCCGATGTGTACTGGGTCGGGATCATGGTCAAGGCGACCACCGTCCCGACACTGCTGGGTCAGGTCACCGTCCCCACGATCATCACAGGGGAACGCAACCTGGCGCAGACCTCGGGGTCGGCGCTTACCACCACGGCGCCGGCCACCATCGCCACCCCGACCGCGGTACGGTTCGCGCCGTACGTGGTGCTCAACTGACATGGCGCTGACGCTGGCCACCGCCGGGGACCTGAACAGTTTCCTACAGACCACGGTGGATTCCACTCTGGCGACCCTGTTGCTGGAGACGGCCACCGCGATCGTTCAGGAAGCGGCCGGTGGTCAGCTCATCGCGCAAGTGCTCGCCGACACGGCGACGGTGGCCGGCTACACCGATTCGTGGCTGGACCTTCCACAGATCCCGGTCAGCAACGTCACATCGGTGACGCTGGACGGTACGACGTTGACGGCCGGGGCCACCGCCGACTACCAGCGGTTCGGTAACCGGCTGTTCCGCCGGCAGGGTTGGCAGGGTTATTACGGGTGGGTCCGGTGGGACGGCTGGCCCGAAGCCACCTACCAGTACTCCAATTCGCCACCGTTGGTGTCCTGGCCCTACCAGCAACCATCCGTGGTGAGTTTCGTCTACGACCACGGGTACGCCGCTGGTGCGCAGGAACTCCAGTTGGCCCGGACCGCGGTGCTGTCGCTGGCCGCTACCGGTTTCACCAACCCGGCCGCCCTGGTGTCGGAGTCCATCGACGACTACCACCTGGGGTACGACGCCCGCACCGATGGCGGCCGGATGCAACTCACGCCCACCATGCGCGGGTTGATCCGTAGCCGCTACGGCCGCCGGGCCGGATTCGGGAGATTGGGCTAACCCGATGTCGGCATCCATCCTGACCGCCCGTGCGCGCGTGGCCGCGATCCGGCTCATGGTCGACGCGTGCACCATCGCGCGGGAGACCAGTGGCCGGGCCACCAACCTCGACACCGGTCAAGTGGTGAAGGTGACCACGACTGTCTACACCGGACAGTGCCGAGTCCAGCACGGTGGCGTGCAGACCGCTTCCATGCCACAGATCGGTGAGGCACAGCTAGAACTCCAGGAACTCTCGCTACAACTCCCCATCACCGTTACCGACGTGCGCCCCGACGACTTGGTCACCATCACGTCCTCGGTGCTGGACGCCGGGCTGACCGGTCGCACGTTCCGGGTACGCGGCATCGGCCACAAGACCCATGCCACCGCCCGGCGGCTGCAACTGGTCGAGGTCATCGGCTAGTGGACCTCGAGGAGTGGGCGGCCGTGCTGGACCGGGCCGCCGCTGACGTGCTGCCCGAGGGCAAACGGGTCGTGGACAAGGGCGCGCTCAACATCAAGAACGACTGGCGCGACCGGTGGAAGGGCCACGCGCACTTTCCCGACCTTCCCCGCGCGGTCACCTATGACAGCGCCATCGACGGTATGACGGTGCGTGCCCAGATCGGGCCGGACAAGGGCCTACGTCAAGGCGCGCTGGGCAACCTGATCGAGTTCGGCAGCCGTAACAACGCGCCGATACCCGGCGGCCTGCCCGCGCTGGACGCCGAGGAACCGAGGTTCAGGAAGGCCGTCGCCGACCTGGGTGGGAAGTTGCTCAGTGGCCACTGACGGGGTCGACGTCGCGCTGTGCCAGGCCGGGATCGACTTGTTGCGTTCCGACGCTCTGCTGACCGTGTACGACGGCTACGTACCCAACACGCACAGCCTGCCGTACGTGTTGGTTTACACCTACACCGAGTGGCCCGGTGGCTCGCCGGCTGACGCCCTTGACGGAGTGTCCGGCGCCCCGGTCGCCCGCTGGTACTGCCATTGCGTCGGCGAGACGTCCATCGCGGCGGTAGCCGTCGCGCAACGGGTACGCAGCCTGTTCCTCAACGCCCGCCTCAACATCGGGCTTCCCGCGGTGAATGTCGGCCTGGTCTACCAGGAGTCCGCCACGCCACCCCAACGCGATGAGTCGACCGGCTCCCTGCTCATGGATTCCGTCGCCGTGTACCGCCTGATGGCCGCTACCTGAAAGAGGAGCAATGACCGCACAAGTCACCCAGTCCATCGTGCAGGCCGGTACCACGCCGTCCGCGCTGACCCCGGCCTCAAGCGACACATTCACCGCCGCTCAGTTCGGCCCCAACGGCATCATCCTTCGGGTCATCACCACCGGCACCGTCACCACGACGTCCGTCCAGGACCCGGGCACCACCGCGATGTCGAACGCGGGAACGGTCGCTGGTGTGGCCAATCCGGCGACCGGTGTGCGAATGATCGCGGTCCCGGTCGCCGCGATCAGTCCGTCAACCCAACTGGCGACGGTGCTGTTTTCCGGCGCGCTGACCGGCGTGACGTACGAGGCATACAGATATTAGTAAATCTTCGCACGTCTGGCTTTCCGATTCAGGTAGTAGCCATGCTGGCGCTCCTTATCGCAGGCCCTACAACCGCGCGACTTGTCCGGCCTGATGATCAGATTCTCCGGCGTGTATTCGTGGCCTCTATGGCACGAGTCGCGGCGGGCGTAGTTCGCAGGATCCGAGAAGCCTCTGCGGATGTTGGTCCGGTGGGTTACTTGCTCAAGGTGGCTTTCGTAGTTGACGCACGCTGTCACGCGGCAGAGGTGATCAATCGCTAGTCGTGGATGGACTGGCTTAACGAACTCGTTGTAGGCCCAGCGATGTGCCAGTGCCTCCTTGCCATTGATCGTCAGGTAGCCATAGCCGTTCTTCTTGACGCATCCAGACCATATCCAGCACGGGCCTAGATCCGGCCGAAAATCCGGGATCGGCCCTTCCCGGTCGACGTACCTGTCGAACTGAACCAGCGGGCCGCCGGGCGTGTACCGCTTCAACGGCTCGTCCGCGCGGACGTCTCCCGTCGAGTACCAGCGCATGTAGTGGGCGTGGCACCAGCCCTTGGCTTTGACCGGGTGGTCGCACAAAGGAATCGAGCATGAAGCCATATCTCAAATCCTATACCGGCGTACGCAAAAACGGAGGGCCGCACTCGTGAACTGGTACGTCATCCGCCACCCGGATACCGGAGGGGTCGGCGTGGTCGCCGAATGCGCGTTACCGGCGCACCGCAATCTCGGCTGGGTGCGGGTCTCCGACGCGTACCCGGAGGACGCCAAAGACAACATCGACAAGCGGCGGTACGCCGAGGCCATAGACCTCGACGCGGTGCCGGTCGGCGGCGGCAACACGACAGCACACAGCGTCACAGAGGAGACAGACTAATGGCCGTTGTCATTCTGGACGGCCGTGTCGCCGTCGCGTGGTGCACGTCGGTGGCCACCCTCGCCGCACCCACCGTCACCGAGATCAACGCCGGTACCCGCCTGGAGACGCTGATCACGCCGGACGGGTTGACGATCAACCCGACCACCGCGGCCGTGGACGTCTCGGCGCTGTCCAGCCTGTACACGTGGAAGCGGGGTGGGCGCGTCGACTACTCGATCAAACTGAAATTCCACCACGACGGAACGACCGATACCGCGTGGACGCTGTTCCCGCGCCGCACGTCCGGATTCCTGGTGGTACGCCGGGGAATCAGTATCGCCACCGCGTTCGCCACCGGTCAGGGTTCGGGTGGCCCCAACGGCACCATCGCCATCTACCCGCTGGAGACCGCGCTGCCCGACGAGTCGGACCCGGCCCCCAACGTGAACTGGGATTTCGAGATCGATTTCTTCCTCAACGCTGACCCGTCCGACCGGTCGGTGGTCGCCTGATGGACATCGGCGAGATTCTGGCGCAGATCCAGCCACCGGAAACGTCGGTCGTGCTGTGCCTGAAAGGGTCACTCGCCGCGGAGTACGAGCGGTTGTCGGCGCAGGTGGAGGACGCCGGGGTGTCCAGCCTCGCCGGGATCGCGCCGCAGGCACTCGCCGCGGCCGACCGGATGGCCGAGCTCCGTGAGCAGATGCTCGGCCATGAATACGAGTTTCGGCTACGGGCGTTGCCCGCGCCGGACTTCCGGCGGTTGCGGTCCCGGATGCCGGAGAAGACACCGACCGTCAGCCAGGACGACTACGAGACCGCCTACCACGGGTGGGTGTGTGAAGTGGTGGCGTCCTCCTGTGTGGACCCGGTGATGACCGTTGACCAGGCGGGCGCGTTGGCGGCGCGGCTGTCTGACGGTCAATGGCGGCGGTTGAACGGGGCCGCCTGGTCAGTGAACGCCGAGACGCTGGGTATCCCTTTCTCCGTAGCCGCCTTCGCCTTGAACCGGACCTACGGCGACAAGTCGAGGCCGGACGCGGCGTCGGGGTCGGGTGGTCCCGATTCGTTGGCGGCGCAGTCACCAGCC